TACCACATTTGTTAGAAGAGCAGGCAATCCTCCATCCATAAAAATGCCGAGAACCTTATCTTCACTTGAATCGGAGCATGAATCAAGAATAAGAATCATTTCATAAGGAGTCTCTGTTATAGTATCCAACACTGAGCGTAGATTTCGTTCAATAATTGCTTCTTGATTGTAAATAGGAATAACTACAGATACAAATGGTACCTTATCTACAAATGTTTTATTTAATATAACCTCAATGGAGGGACCATCCTTAGGTTTGTTAATAAATACACCTGCCGAATAACGTTCATTTGCTATTTTTGCATAGTCCATTAGATGAACTTTACAGAAATAGGTTTAGACCTCTTCTAATGTAGAGGAAACAACTTAGGAATACCAACATTAAAGAATGGTCGGCACTGTTCAATACGTGTCCAAGTGAGACGAAAGAGTCCCTCGGCGGAGCAATACGACTGCCACCATTCACGACCCGCAACCGACATCTTCAGCCACGTGTCGGCAGACGTATCCTTCACAATACGCTTAACATCTTCAGGGGTAGAAGCTTTAAAGTAGTGAACTCCTTCCTTGGGTGCAACAAGATATCCTTTCATATCCACACCATCGGTTACAATTGGTACAACGCCACAGGCGAAATACTCAATCTCACGGTTACACTTGGGACCAAAGCCTGGTATGCAGAGACCAAATCGTGCGTGGCATAGCTTGTCCAAATATTCGGTCTGCGTGTAAGGGTAAGGTGCGCCGGTTGAATCAATCGGCATAGAGAAAAGCTCTACGCATTTGCTCCAATCATACGTTGTGCGGTTCTTCTGCTGTACGCCGTTTTCAATCTTGCCCAGGAATAGCGAGGAAATTGTACGCTTGCCGTAGCCGAGGAGATTCTTCTTCTTACCAACAATATCCTCGATAGCACGCGGGGAGCGCGGCCAGAATCCCCATAGAGACTGACGTAGCCGGTGTGAATCAGGACCAGGCGGCGCACAATTGCCAAACATCGCCATCTGGTAAGACGGAGGTGATGACCACCAGCGGGGTGTAGGACGGTCATATAGTAGAACTTCACCAATGGCACCCCACCAACAATATCCGCTATCTTCGGTCTTTTCTATAGTGATAAACTCACGCTCAGCCCAGATATCTACCATTTCACGGAAGGTATCGCCGCTATGAGACCATATTCCCTTTAGTGCGTCGCCAGTAGGAACAATAATACGCGGAATTTTTACAGTAGATGACGAGGCTTTATCTCTTACAACTTTGAGCATATCCTTAAAGCCAAACTTTCTTACCGCGGCTCCCACGTCCAGCAACGCATTTTGTCTACGAATTTCAATAGGCTCACGCTGGATTAGACCGGCGACATAGTTGAGTTCGGCTGCACCAGCTAGATGAATACGGTCACCACGAGGTGCGTCTGCAGGATTGAATTCCATCACGTATGCACCGGCAGGAGCTAGCCACATATAGTCAAGACCAGATGAGGCGGCACTACCAAAAATCCACGAGGCGTGAGCGAACGCCTTACGCCGCACCGCTGCTGTATCAGTTACAGAGACATAGCGAACAATCCACCCCTTTGCGAAAATGTATTCGGCGACCGAATCAGCCCATTCACGCGTACAGACTGCGTCCACATCGTCATCAACGCAGATAACCGCTACAGGCATATCAGGCGCCTCTTCAACCGGCTCAATAAGTTCACGAAGTAGCATAATATCTTCCGCCGATACTAGCGAATGCTCGGTAGAAGGCGGTAATGCCCATACATCGTCTGAATAATAATTCATATCATCCATCATTGGGACAAGCGTAATATTTCCCTTTTCGCTTGCCGACCATACGCAGTCGCGCAGAAATGGAGTAATATCGGCAAGCTGGGGTACTAGAAATTCAGGCACCGTTAGATTACACGACTTGAGTAACCGACGAATTGTTAGAACCTTAGGCAGATAGTAAAGAATCCATTGGCTGAGGGTCGTCTTACACGTATCCGCAATCGGAATAGAAATAATAGACGGCACGTGAATGGATGGCATCATATTGCTGACACGAGCCGTTTCCCATGCACGAACCCACTCCTTGTGCGGACCTACAAAGATATCAGAAAATGAGCTGATGAGACCCTGGCGATTGATAAAGATGCCGTTCTGAAAATGATAGAGTGGTAATGCTTCAGGGGCAGGAGTGTACATATTCTGTTCGCCAGCTTGAAAATTGTAAATATCTAGGTCGTCGCCTTCTGCAGCGTGCCGTAACATTGTACAAATTGCCTTTGGTGTAGCATCATGTACAGATAATATTGGGCGAGGAAATGATTTGCGAAATGCGGTGCGGTTCCACATAGAGTCTAGTGCAACAGGTAGTTTTCCTCGACTTGATAAGTCTTTACAAACACGTATGGATTGAATTGGCGTAGGGTCTACATAGAGGAACGCTGGATGATAGAGAACATCCTTAGGCTCATAGTTACGAATATTTGAATTATGAAGATGCATGGTTCTGATAGAGTAAGCAGGATTTACGATGAGAAACTTACGGCGAAGCATTGTAACGGTGATTACATTATCACAGCCCGATTGACCAAAGGGAAATCCCATTTCCTCTTCAGTCGGTGTGAAATCCATACAGTCCCGTGCAAGAATCCACGTATCTTGGGAATCGGCACGCGGACCAAAAATGTGGGATGCCCCTTCGTTACTCCCCTTATCCTCCCAACGTAGTAGTGCTAGAAATAGACGATTCTCAGCGAGTGAAATCTTCCATAGATATGATAGTGTCTCATTGAACCAGATATCAGAATTAGAGAAGATAACAAATGCTCCCGCCGGCACGTACATCTTAATTGCCATAAAAACGTCGTAGTATCGTAGGCGTTGACTAATAACCACCTGTTGAATTTTATCGCTGATAGGCAGGTCTGTAAACTCCACTTCATTGAGAAGTAGGATATGGTCAATCCAGGGACACTCTACGTTTTTCTCGAGGCAGAGACGAATCTCACGAGCACGGCGGGACGTAGGATGCCGAAAATACTGTTGAATGAGCCACGTCTGCGGGACAACCGAGTCATCTGCATCAGCGGCAATCACGGCAAGCCGTGCCCCTTCAAGAGAACGAAGCCACGCATCGTAGACAATGCGCGCACCGAGGTCTAGCCCTTCGCGGTCCGCCGCCGACGACCAGGTCACCACGTTCATACGTAGCAGATGCGCCAGACAAAGGATTACCTTTTCCATAGAGTCTCCAATCTTTACAGGCTCTCCTAGAAACGGATAGTTATCATGGAGCTCATCTGTAGCCAGCGTGTGGTCCCAGTGTAGACCACGTTTTTCAAGCCCCTCCAAGATAGTCGACGGTGCGACAATCAGACATTCCGATTTGTCAGAAAGTACAGGTAAAAGTACAGTCATCCATGCATCTAGGTCTGCATCAGAGCCAAGTACAACCGCTACAAGTGCTGAAGCACCAACAATCTCTACTGCCGCCGGCTCAGTTACAACACAGTGCCACCGTTCCCATCGTGCACCCTTGCGAAAGGATGAACGTGCCCATAGCAGAGTTTTACGGTCTGAGGTAATATGCGACTCAGAGCGTAAGATACGTATCGGTTTTCCAGTAATTGGATGGCGCGCTTCCATTTATTACTTTTTCTAAGTGTTTAGCCTTTAACCCGCCAGGTCCCGTCCTTAAATGCGTATGAGGGATATTAAACCCGTTTTTGCTATTACATCCATAAAAGCATACGCAATGGTTGTGTATTTCTTTTCGACAAGTGTATATTCTTTTGCAAAGTAGACTACAGGATAAAGGGACCAGACCGCCAGTGTTAGATACACAGCCGTCTTATTCTTTGTTTGCTGGAGTAGAATCGCAACAATCGGCAAAAAAGCGAGCATACCAAGGGCGAAGTATCCCTTGGACTCTAGCGGATTCTCAGTTTTTGTACCAAGATAGCCGGCAAGGATCATTAAAATATCACATGCTACAATTGGTAAAATAACGGAAATAGGCACATCGTTCGCGTAGAGAAGAACAAACAGCATCAGGGGTGTGGTGAGGAGCCAATCACTATGACGCCAGCGGTCTGCATCTTCAGGATTTTCCATAATTTGTGAATAGGCAAGGCACGCAATACTAGGAATAATAGATAAGGCGGGTGAAGCGGAAAATGCTGTAATCACAGATGTAATAAAGAATACTGTAAAAGCAGTAGAGACGGCAATATTATCTAGTGACCCGCCTTGTTTCACCTTCTGACCGATGAAAAATCCTGGGATAATAATGCGAGGTGCGATTACGGATATAGTAGAAGCAGCCGCCCCCATTTACTATTCTGTTAGAAATTTATGGGTAAGCGGCAAATCCATTTACAATGGACGCATTCGCGGGCTCGCCTACAACATATGACTTAAAAACAGCGGGCGTATCAGGTGTTCCAGGTGCATATCCTCCATCGGGCATTGCGATTTGAATTGTACTTTGTGTGTACGAGTAAGGACCGTAGGTTTGAATAAGAGCGCCGCTAATATCTACATCTACGTTGACAAAAGAAGAGAATCCTGGTATAAAAGTACTAAACAAATACATATTCCATTGAATTTCAAGTAATGTTCCTGTAGAATATATGTTGACATTTGTTGGATCAATCGCCAGGTTGGAATCAATCGATGAAACTATTAAATTAGTAGTACTTTGGTACGGCCATATATTAACAAGACTCGTGTAGACACTATTATTGTAAACGTTGTAGATATACTCCATTTTATATGCGCTATCGGCAACCATTGGAAACTCAGAATATGTAGGAGTGTTTATAGTATTCCAACTATTCAAATTCAAAGCAAGTTTATTATTATTTTGTGTATAGTCTTGTGTAATTGTATTAATATCAAGCATAATTACACCCTGCTGTAGTGCTATATTGCTGAGAGTTGTAGGATTAAATGATACAGTATAGGTACTATTAACTAAATTCACAATATCGTTGACTTGAACAATAAAATTACGATAGTTGACAAAATCAAGCGAACCAATAAAATTACTCGAATTGAGTTGAATCAGTTGTACACCATTGACGGATGAGACAAGGGCACTCGCGTCGGCAGCAGTAGTAGATATTAATGTAGAAATAGTATAGCTTGTAGTAGATATCAATGTAGACGTATAAAAACTAAATGTCGATACAAGTTGTACTTCTACTCCATAAATTGTTGATTCAGAGAATTCAACGTATGCCGTGTTTGTACTTTCTAAGAATAACATTGTAGATAATTGTAATGCTGCAAATGATGCCTCTGCAGCAGTATTTGTACTGTTAATAAGTTCTACTGTATACGCTTCTAATTGAATAAAGGTTGAATAAATACCTTCTAAAATACTACTTGTTGTAATAACGCTTACTTGCTGATTGAGACTAAATAGTTCTGCTGTATTTGTATTAGTAAGTGAAGTCAATGTGGATACTTGGAGTGATAATGATGAAATTGTACTATAATTATAGTATTGATAAGTACTTACTTCACCTGAGAGTGATATTAATCCAGTGCTAATAAATTCGAGCTCTCCAGACAAAGTATTAACTGTATCTAAAATACCAACTGACGTACTGAGTAGTGCAGCATTAATAGTTGTACTATTAATTGGTATTTCTTCTGTTAAAAAATATAAAGTGGAAACGTCGACTGAAAAACCGGCTGATGTACTGAGTAGCGCGTAATTGATGGCTGTGCTAAATGTGTTAAATTTGGTATTTGTTGTAAATGTAGAGTTGAGAGAGGATATTTGCTGAGCGGTCCACTGTGATGTAGAATAGAGCCCAGTATTTATAAGAGCGATCAAGAGTGTGGAGGTTATTGCATCTTGAAGTCCGATGCCGGTACTCATAGATGATAACGAATATTGAAATGATGAATTTTGAGTACTTATTAGTTCGTAAAAAGATGAAAATCCTACTAAAGCATTTAATGTACTATTCGTTGCGTTCAATGTACTTTGATAGTAAGAATCAAGTTGTATTTGGAACGAATTTGCAGTTGATAAGAATGCATAGTTTATATTTGTAGATTCTGCTAACAAGATATCTTGATAGTAAAATAATGTACTAATGGACGAATAGGTATAATATTTAAAGGTACTAAATTCGCCTACAATCGTGCTTGTTCCTATATCATCGATTAGTGTACTTAATTCAACATAACTACTAACAATAGCATTACCAACATTAGTGCTTAGTACTGCAACTGAATCAGCGGTCACACTATTGCTCCAGTAAGTCTGACCTTGACCGTTTGCATAGAGTGTATAGAGTGACGAAATAGGATAGTTTCCACCACTACGGAAACTTAGTTGTTGAAGCAACAAATTATTTAAGTTCGCTCCCGCAGGATACGCCATTCTAACGTTGTAAGGCATTTTTGCCGGCTGTGTAAAGACGCAGCATCTAAAAACAACTTATAGACGTAGAGTAAGAGTACCATGTCCAATTCAGGAGGACTTCTCCAGTTGGTTGCTACCGGACGGCAGGACATCTATCTTTCCGGTAATCCGCAGACGACTTTTTTCAAACAAGTGTATCGTCGCTATACAAACTTCAGTATTGAGACCCAGCGTATTCCATTTGATACCGCTGTTGATTTTAATAAACTTATAACGGTGACAGTGCCACGACAGGGTGACCTATTATCGCAGGTCTATTTACAGATTAATCTACCACAGATTACGCCGGCGGGACCGCAGCCCTATCCGCAGGGGGTTATTACCGAACAACCTACAAACTATGCACAGATTACGAATTCAGTCAGTTGGGTCAATGGTGTAGGGTATGCGATGATTGATTATATCAGTATTTGGATTGGTCAGCAAGAAGTTGACCGTCATTACGGTGAATGGATGTATCTTTGGACACAGTTGAGCACACCGGGGTCAAAGAAGGACGGTATTTATTTTATGACGGGAACGCAAGAGGTATTTAACGACACATCGCAGTCAGGACCGCTAAATCTTCTTGTCCCACTAGACTTCTGGTTTTGTAAGAATCCAGGTCTCGCTTTACCGCTTATTGCACTCCAGGCAACGCCGGTACGCTTCTATATCCGCCTTAAGAACGGCAATGATATGGTATTTAGCAATAGCTTAGAGAACGCAATCCTGAATAATAGTCCGAATTGCCCAACACAGCTAACGCAGGCACCTGTCGTAATTACTGATATGGTGATGTGGGGAGATTATATCTATCTAGATACGGAGGAACGCCGCCGATTTGTCAGCTCGCGCCACGAGTATCTTATTGAGCAGGTCCAACAGCAGAAGCGTTACAGCATTCCATTAAACACAACACGTATTTCGGTACCGTTAGTCTTCAATAATCCGATTAAGGAAATGGTATGGGTGGTAAACGAGGACCGTATGATCCAGGCACACGAATGGTTTAATTACGGTAGCCGTATGTTGAACGAGACTGGTATTCCCAATTTGGATATTATTGCTACGGCGTTGCTTCAGTTTGATGGTTACGATCGATTTGAAGAGCAGTCCGCACAGTATTTCCGTTTGATGCAGCCTTGGCAACGTCATACAGCCATTCCCAACGATTTTATCTATGTATATTCCTTTAGTTTAGCCCCGGAGGCAGAGCAACCTATGGGTACTTGTAACGGCAGCCGCTTGGATTCTATCGTACTACAACTGACGATGAATCCTCAGGTACAATCGTACCCTGCAGGCGTCACGACATATGCGACGAATTACAATGTATTGCGCATTGTTGCCGGTTTGGGCGGCGTTCTATTCACTGTATAAATTAAGATAAAAACCATTAGAGATGTCGTCCGATGGTC